CTAGGTTCATCGCGCCGCTTTCCTTCTTGGCATAGCACTCGATTTGGATGTTTACCAATGTCGCATTCTCGTTGTTCGCAAGATCCAGGCATTGAATGTAACTGTAGTTCGTCATAGGTTTGAACGCGACCCAAGGTAGCATCGCACCTACATCAGAATTGCCGAAGGATATAAGCTCATCAGCGATAACACCCGATGAAACCAGTTTATTTTTGAACCGTCCGAAGATTTCGGGAACAGGATTTTGTAAAATTTCTGCCATGTCAACCACCAAACACAGACTTAGCAATGCTTACGAATTGCTGTCTGATTTTCAAATCTGCGCTATATAAAGGCATGGTTGCTTCAGTACCGTAGGAGATGACGGTCACGCCGTTCTCATCTTCATACCACCAATGGTCTTGTGTTCCTTGACCGTGGCCATATGATCCGATAGTGTAACCAAGTTCAACTCCCAAAGGATGAGGAGAGCCTGTCCCATTGTAGTGGACACCAGCACCAAACTCTACGAAGGCAACGTCTTCGCCTCTTAGCCGCAGTGTTGCTTGCATGACTCCATCTCTGATTCCCATAAGCACATGAGGATTCGACGGCTCGGGATACTCTGAATCTCCATAACCATTGAGATGGTCGTAGATGACTTGAATGCCAAGCTTTGTCAGTTCTTGGACAAACGTCCTGTTTTTTTGGACAAAATCATCCTTGAACTTCCTTACTTGCTTTGCGGCATCTCTGAGTGATTTTTCGTGAAGGCCGTCAATTACCATCTGCATAATGCATTACCTCATCGCCATTCTTCTTGATGAGATATCGAGCGACAGTCCCCATCTTCGTATCGACTTGTCTCCGCAGTGTATAGTCGGGACTCACCGTAGGTTCACCGTTCTCATCGAGTTTCAGCGTTCCATCGTGGTTAAGTTCCGGCTCCACATCGACCCATACCTGGGTTCCTTCAATCGGCTTGAACGTCCTGTCGAAGGATGTGATGTATCTGTCGTAGTCAGGGACAATACCAGCGGAATAAGATTCAGGTGTACTTCCTGTGGCTGAGACACTGAATTTATGCATCTCAGGTTTAGACCACACCGAAGTCTCATCGATCCCTGTGTATCCCATGGTCTTTACCGAAAACCAAAGTTCTTGGGTCTGTCGTTGTAAGCACCTCATGTTCTATCCCCCTTATAAAACGAGTCCTGCCCTTACCACCCAATAGGACTCTCCCTACTCCGTGTACGGAGGGAAATCCACGGAATGCACCGTCTTAAAGAGTTACAAATGGGACGACTTGATGGTCTGTATACACGCTTCCTTTGTTCTTCCACATGCGGTACAGTCCTGACTCGATATGCATCGACTGGAATTCTGCACCCCTTTGGATGCTTTCGTACAGAGCCAAGTCGCCAATGCAACTAATGTGCTTAGTCATATCCGCAAGGATCTCCTCTTCCGTCCAATAGCTTGGATAGTTCCGATATTCCCTAAATGCGGATATAGCCCTATCGGTAAGGACATCAATCATGTCGGTGCTTTCAGCGTTTTCGAGATACTGCACCAAAATGCCGATGACGGCTGTTTTTAACTCTTCCATAACCGATGCCCTCTCTTGTTATTTAGCCTGTCGTCCCCTCGGCTTCTTCGCCGCAAGAGTCTGAGGCTTTTCTTTCTCAACAGGCTTCTTCTTTTCCTTCTCAGGTTTTCCGAAGCACTCGGTTGTGGTGAGCGTATCGGGTTCAGGCCTGTGTCTTAAAAGCATTCCCATTAAACATGCTCCTATTTGATCTTGTAATCACAGTTCTTATCTCATGCCCCAATGCGATTGTGGGATCACAGTAAATTTTGTGACCGCACCGCCTTGCTCTCCAACAGAAACTCAAGTCCTCTCCAACACCGTTGATTGGTGAAAACATATTTCCGTTTTGACAAAAGACATTCCACAAGACATTTCTTGACATCAGCACACAGCCAAATCCGCATCCAGCAACCTCAAAAATTGCATCGGGGATGTCGTCAAATTCTTTTGTGACCGTTCCTGTCGGCAAAATTCTCAGTTCCTCAAACAACGTGGGCGTAAACGGTGATCTGCGTCTGAAATACATCCCGGTCAGCATCTCATAATTGTTGGTCTTGAGAGTATCAAGCATCATGTCGAGAGTGTCCGGCATGAATGTCATGTCTGAATCCAACCACAGCACATAATCCGCAGTTGAATTTATCGCCCTCTCAGCAAGCTTGTTTCGGCTGTCATATACAAGACTACCAACGTGGAATCCCACCTCAACATCAAAATCACGTTTGTGGTTGATAAGGTTGACTAAACATTGAGCAAACTTGGCTGAGAGAGTGTCCATGCATGGGACGGCGATAAAAACTTTCATTAGTTCCCCTTATTAGGTGGATGCAGCCTGTCCGGGCATCTTGATGAATGCGGACTTATTGTAGGCGTAGTTTGCGAAGTATTTGTCGGCTGTGATGACAGTGGACTTGTTGATGATGTCTCTGTCGGACTCAACAAGCAGTTCTCTCTTGTTGTAGATAGCCAGCGCACCGGGCTTAACGATGTAAGCGCAGTTAGCGGAAGTCAGCTTATTGGAAACAACAACCTGGCATCCATAGATCATGCCGACAGTGCCACGGATAACGAGGTTAGCCGCAACATCAGTTCCAGCGATCCATCCAGTAGCTTTACGAAGCACTTCGTAACTTGCCGGATTTACGAGCAGAACCTTGTCACCATCGATGTCCTCGCCGAACAGTGTGAGTGCCTCTGCAACTCCATTAGCAGTGAAAGCACCAGCAGCAGTTGTCATAGATGCGTCAGCACCAGCCGCCATAACTGCAAGCATATCGTTGTCAACCGCATCAGCGATTGCTCTTGCAATCTGGTCAATGGCTTCATCCATAGGACTGCCATAAGCACTGAGCAGTGCCTCGTCAGTGATCTGACATCCGGCTGCGATCTTCTTGATAGTAACGGTCGTTGTGGACTCAGTCAGCTTGCTGAGAGTGATATCCTGTCCTTCGTTTACGACGGCGGCCGTGATGGACTTGTTGTAGTAAGGCAGAGTGATTGTGTTGCCGGGTCTGCCTTCAAGGGTGTTATCGATCCTTGCAAGAGGGCTGAAGCGGACATAGTCCCAAAGTTTCTTGTTAATTCTGTCTCCGACTACCTGAGGATTGAACAGGTTGGAGAGGTATGTTCCGTAGGAAGTAGATACAGCAGACATAATAAATCTCCTATAATTTTTGTAGGTCAGCGGCTGTCTCTAATCGACAGTCGGTGAAATGATTATTTTGCGAATTTCTTGTAGACTGCAGGACGCTTTTCGTAGAGTTCCTTGAGTTCAAGGTATGACATATTATCGAATTGCTCCTGTGTGATTTGGACGTCATCGTCATTGCCTGTTGCCGGAGCTGGCATAGTCTTCATGATATCAGCGCGGATCTTCTTTGCGTACTCTTCCTGATACTGCTTTTGGATGCGGAAAAGCTCGTCGGTGTCACCACTGTACTGTGCTTCAGCGGCTTTGGTCGCTTGCTCTTCGCTGTATCCCATCGCCAAGAAGGATTTCGCAAATTTGTTTACTTTGGACTCTTTGCGGAGTGCTTCGAGTTCCTCACGCAGCTCTGCATCGCGTTCTGCCTTTTCCATGGACAGCTTGTCTGCCTCGGTCTGTGTGTCCATGTATTTCTTTTTCCAGTTGGACGCATCAGAGGCGTTCTTGTCGGATGCCTTCTTTAGACGCTTGTTCTCGGCCATCAGCCTTGCGATGGCTTCTTCAGCAGTCTCTGTGGGCTGTGAAGGATCTGCGTTCTCTGCAGCATTGTCAACTACGGGATCGGTAATGATTTTGTTGTCTTCCATTGGGTTCTCCTTGCAAAATTTGGTATACCGCTTTCTTTAGCGGTTTGCTAATAGTTGCGTTTGTTTATTTGTGTGTCTTTTCTCTAAGACACAGCGTTTTTAAGACTTCTCTGTCTTGTATTTAATCGCCTTGCGGCGTATTAACTGAAAGTCATGTAACAGCGACAGTTAGCAATGTTGTCCGCTGTTGCTCCAAGTGACGTATCGAGCGGATACATCAGCAGTTCACCAAGGATCTCGAACGGCTCTCGAATCGGAACCGTCTGTCCGTCTGCGTCATGGTGCCATTTTCTCTCACGGCCATCTAGCAGTGAGTGCCATGTCTTCCGTGTTTCGCCACGTTCTAATGCCTCGGCGAATTCAGCATAGCAGTCAATTGCATTTGCCTCAGTTCCAGCCATGTTAATGGCTCGGTCGATGCTGAGATAATACTCTTCGTCCTGATGGTTGTAAGTCGAGAGAGCCACATCCTCGGCAAAGTTCTTCGCTGTTGCTCTGAGTTCCTCGGTCATGCCGATTCGTGTGAGAGCCACGGCTAGGAATGCTTTCTCAAACATGGACATGCTCTCTAGGAAGAACAGTTCTCCTCGTTCCTTCTTGTACTGTATCCATGACAGGATCTCGATAAACTCGTCTTCAAGTGCCATGGCGAGAA